ACGTCGTCGATCACGACCTTAAAGGTTTGTCCGCTGACGGTCATTGTGACCGTGCCGAGCATCGCATCAACCTCGTCAAGTGCGCTCAAAAGGAAACTATCAATTCCGCTCATCTATAAAGCCAGCTTGTCAATAAAAGCACAAAGCCGCCCCCATTTCTGAGGACGGCTTCTTCACTACTACATGAACACTAGAAGTTAGTCGGTTAACAAGCAGATATGCTCTGGCTTGATCACCTTGGCACCCCAAAGCACGCCGATCTCGTAGTGGACCATGCGATACCCGGGATAGACAGCAAGCTCGAAGCTCAGGCCGCTGCGTGGGTCGGTGATGACTTCGCGCATAAGAGCGAGGTCATTGCCGCTGAGTGGCACAGCTGGGAGGCGAGTTGCAAGAACGATTGAGTTGCGGCTGAAAGCTGCGTTCGCGTCTTGTGCGGAAAGGACAGTCACGGGATCGTTGTTGGCGATCGCTTTGATGAGACCCGGTGCAGCGATTGTGATGTCGCCGTCGCCGTCTCCAGCGAAGCCAGTCACGACCATATAGCTGTTGCCGCCGATGGTCACGAGCGATCCTGCTGGGATCGTGCCGGTGCCGGTATCAACGTGGAAAGTGGTCGTGCCTACTGGATAGCCAGCCACAAGGTCGACAAGGTAGCCGGTGCCAGTTGCGGTTGCGGTCAAGCCGACTTGAGCGGATTCGCGAACAGCGAAGCCCATGAGGTTGCTCAGAACGCCTTGGCGAAGCAGCGAGTCTTCTCCAGAATCACCAACGTTGGTGAGCTGAGTCAGACCGCGCATTGCTGCGGAGGCAGTCGTGTTGAGAACCATGTGACGGTCGCTGAGTGGAGCGCCGCGGTCATCGAGGAACTTCTTCGCGAAGGCTGCATCTTTCAGGCTTGCGCTGAAAAGAGTGGTTGCGTTCGGTGTGATACCACCGGAAGCGCCAAGTGCGGCTGCGTCAGCGAGGTCGTTCTCGATCTCATTCACGGCTGCGCGATAGGCTTGAGCGATCTGATCTTGAGCAACGGAAAGAGTTCCGGCGCCGGCGTTGACCGTGTATTGCTCTTCGGCGGTCCAGCTGAATGGGAATGCACGAGCTTTGCTGATCGTGATCGCGTCGTTGCCGACGGTCTGATAAGCTGCGGCTGGGAATGCCATTGCTGCTTCGATGTCTTTCCCTGCGGTGTTGGCAGCGGTTTTGAAAGAACGAACGTTTTGACCAACTGCAACACGATCGACAGAAGCGTCACGAGTTACGGATGGAATGAATCCCACGAGTTCGCGAGATACGACATCCAACGCAGCGTAGGCGTCGGATACTAGGTTTGTGAGGGTGTTAGCCATATTGTTATTTGATTAGAGATTGAGATTGATTACTTGATCTTGCCGCCTTCTTTAATGAACGACATCCGCTTGTGCGGGGTCATTGCATTGAATGCTTCAAGAGTCATTGATTTGATGGATTCGCCATCGTCATCGTTGAGATTAACGGCTTGTGGATGTCCGTTTTGTGCGAGGAGTTCAGCTGCTTTGATCGCTGCCTTCTCGTCGACCGATTGAATTTCTGCTTTCAGGTTTGCGATCTCCAGATCCTTACCTTCGACCAATGCTTCGATCTCGGTGATCTTAGCTTGTGCCTCGATCAGATTGCTTGAGACGATCGCGTGATCTTGGATGGATGTTTGAAGCTCAGAGATTTGATCTTGTGCTGATTTGAGTTCGGCACGGATCGAGTCGGCTTCCTGAATTGCGGCTTCGATCTGTTCGATTTGATCGTTGTTTGGGAATAGTTTTGCGAGAATGCTCATATTGTTCTTTGCGCTGGTGTCAAATTTTACGATCTCATCGGCGAACTTACGATCGACCGCTTCCTTCGCGCCCATCCATGTTTCCTTCTTCATTAGCTCCCGCATTTCTTCGGGTTCTGCTCCGGTCCGGTTGGCATAGATAATCGAGATTTCCTCCGAGATTTCTTCAAGATTCTTAGCTGCTCTTGCGTGGTCTTCGCTGTCGCCAGATACGGTCTGAGATGCTTCGTGAATCATGATGCGACCGCCTTCGACGATCTTGACCTTGTTGGCTGCCATGAGAATAACGCTGCCCATCGAGGCTGCTAGCGTGTTGACCGTGGCGATCACCTCAACTCCGCGGCTGCGCATCTGCATCAGCGAGTTGTAAATCCGATAACCATCGAGGACGCTGCCGCCGGGCGAGTTGATCTCGATCTCAAGAGTTTCGAGTGCGTCGTCGGCTGAACATTGGAATCCTCCGATTGTCAGGTTTTCGACGACTGCTTGGTTGCCGTATTGCTTCTCGATCTCTCCGATCAAGTCGTCAGCGCTCCAAGGCGTGACTGCGTCGTTGAGCTTGACCTTGCCGATTTTGTTGTTGATTTGGATCTGCATCTTACTCTCACTTTCGGTGTCAATTTGTCGGCTCTTTTCGTTAGCCCATGATTGCCCAGCATCTCCGCCCCACAAAGCCCATGCGATCCTGCCGGCTGACGGGTATCCTTCCTCTCCTGGCGAAAATCCCTGCCCTTCCTTGTCGACCTCGTGCCTCGCGAAATAGCTGACCATTCGACTGATCGTGTCAGGAGATAAGTTCCTACGGTTGCTGATGTCTCTGGCTCTGGCGACTCCGACTTCGGTTCCTCCGCGATTGTATTCCTCGCGCCATGCAAGACCTCGGCTCGCCTCTTCAGCCATCGCCTCAGTTGGTTTGAAATCAATCGGCATTTGTTTGCTGTGCTGTTTGTGCGTTGTCTGGATCCGGCTGGTCGTTCGGTGTCATCATGGCAATCTCTCGCGCATCGATCTGAACGCCGTATTTATCCTCGATCTCCTTGACGATAATCTGACGCAATGCTGCCTCCTCCGCTTTCATGCGGACCACATCAGAGTATTTTTTGCCCATCGCTGCTGTGATGTCTCCGGCAGACTTAAAGCCTAGCTTGTATGCCGACTCGAGTTCCTTCATCACGCGGCCGTCATCGATCGTTAGCTTCGGCGGTGTCGAAAACTCCCACTTATACCAGTCAGCAGACTGCGGTAGGTCGCCGCGCTTCTGTGCTTTCGCGACCGCGTAGGACACGATCCGTCGAGCTGCGTAGAAAAGAAGATCTTGGCGATCCTCGATAGCACGTTGAGCCATCGCGATCTCGGTGCGTTGTGCTGTGCCTCCACCGACTCCATGACCGTTGTAGAAAGCATATGGCCAGTTCAAGCCGGCATACGCGGATTTGAGAAGTCGGTCGTGGAAGTCCAAGAACGGATTGCCCGGTCGGTTGTTGACTAGCGTCTCGATCTTGCCGCCGCTGTTCGATTTGAAATAACGAACCGTGCCGCCGTCCATGCTCTCGACGACCATGCCCTTATTTGCGCTCTCGCAGTTGCCGAGGAGCATATTCCGAGGATCTTCGGTGTCGGCGCCTCCGGTATCGTTGTATTCGATGAGACTGATGCTGCTCATCTGCATCATCGCCAAGCGTTCCCACTCGGTAGATTGGATGATGTCCCGGCAGTCGTTGATGCAATGAGTGAGCGCGGTCAATCCGCGTCCCTGATACTGCCACTCCGGATCGTAAAGGTGGATGATATTGGCAGCCGGTATCCACTCAGAAAGCATCCCTTGCTTGTCGCAGAATGCGTATTCTTTTGGGGTTCCGCTGGCAAGATAGATGATGCCGTCCTTCAACTCTCCACCTCTCATCGGGCCGTCTCTCATGCCCTTCGGCGTTGCGATCCGGTGTGATGGTATTCCCTGATAAAGCGGGAAGCCGTTCTTGGTTTCCGTCATCAAGATGAAAATCTCGCCGTCAACGTCAATCGCGCTCGACCATGTGAAAAGGTTGGTCTTGAAATCGTGCATCCCTCCTCGGGTGTCACCGATCGGATAAAAGGTTTCATTCAGCCATTGCGTCGCAACAATCCCAAACTCCGTGTCTTGTCCTTTGAACTCCGGCATGAAGGCGCGGCCGACGGAATACATCGAACGCTGATTGATCGCGTTCTTGATCGGTCCGAAGTTAATATAGATGCGTCGAGCTTGGCTCTGTAAATTGACACGATCCGCTTCTGGAATAAGGTCAGAAATGTCTTTTTTCTCAATCGGCTCCCACGGTCTATGATTGCCGCTCAAATACTGAGAATTGGCTGCCGCCCTGGCTGCCTTGTATTGGATTGAGTTGCCGTATTGATCGAGGATTGCCATTAACTAGCCCAGCGTGTCAAAACCTGCCGTATGTCCGAGTCGTATAGGGGACAAGTCCAAGGTCAATATAGCTGATGGCTTTGCTCATCGCTTCCATTGTTTCAGGCACCGACAAGCCGACTTGCTTGCCCATGCTCACGCCGTTCTTCGTTGCGCTCGTCACTTTATCCAGACCGCCTTCGGAAATACTAGCGATCATCAATTCGTTGTATCTTTTGCGCAGCAAGTTCGCGAATTGAACATTCTTTAATCCTTGATTGCCCCAAAGTTTCGACACGCTATCAACTCCCATAGTTTACGCCGTCTTGTCAAAGATCAAATCCTTGGATTAGTTGAAGATTCATTGCCAAGACAATCTGCATCGCCTCGCAGTCCCAAGCATGGTTGTTCTGGCGGGTCTTGACCCATCGATATTCAACCTGCTTGGTTTTGCTGTTCGTAACTTCTCGCTTCGTCTCCGCATCGATCTGCTTTAGGTATTCGGCTGAAACGTCATCTGGCAGAAGCCAAGATCCTGACTTTCCGGTTCGGTGCGCGTAGAGAATGTCTTTGATTCGATCACTCGACCAATGCGCAAACCGGCAGGTTGTGCCGTTCGATGCGCTCGCGGTTGAGAATCTCTGATAGGGTCGCAGCTTGGTTTTGCCGTCCTTTGATGCCCATGGGAAACTGTCACGCGCCGATCCTTTGAACGCGGTCCAGTTGCGCTTGGCGCAGATTGAATAGACCATGTCGCTGGCAAATCCCGAGTCCATCACGATCATAGTCGGTGCGATGCTGTATCTTTTTGCAAGCTCGTCGGCTTGGTCGATTGTCTCGAGCCTGCCGAAGAATAGTTTCATGCTTTCACCGTTCGGTTTCCATGCCCGGATGACTACCCAGAAATGGTCCGCCTGAACGTCGATGGTCATGAATCGGAATCTGATCCCGTTCACGACTCCCTCCTCGTCAGTCAGTTTGCCGTCGGCATATTCACTCATCAGGTAGCCACCTCCGACAAGTTCCTGCCGGTTGTCGGTGATGTCCTCTTGCCAAGGCTCGGCGAGTCGCTTCTGAATAAACTGCCGCAGCGGATCGGTGTTGCCCTGCCTCAATGCCTCTTTTGCCTCCAGCCACAAAAGCACGATCTCCCAAAGCGGCTTCCGCCAGTTGCAGAGGACGTTGTAGTGAAAGCCGATCGAGCCAGGCAGCGCGGTGTCCGATGCGGTCGGGACATAATAAGCCGACTCAGCCAGTCGCCGTCTCTGCTGAGTCGAGTCCTCAATCCGAAATTTGCATTCCTCATTCTGGCAGGCGATGTATGCAGACCTTGCTCGGTCAATGTTCGACTGAGTCTCATCCTCGAATCCTTTGACGTTGCACAATTGCCATGGCTGCACGGTGCCGCAGTTAGGACATGGAAAGCTGAACTCGCGCTTGTCGGTCTGCTCCCATGCCTTGTCGAGATCGTCTCCGGTCACGCCGGCTTGCGATAAGACAAAGAACTGTCGGTTCCATCTGTCATGCAATCGACCGCGCGCCTCGTTCAACATCCCCGGTCGATACTGCCAAGCCTCGTCGTTGAACACGCGGCGCATGGATTTCGATTGGAGTCCGCTCAGGTTTGCGCCGGTCA